CGCCGAATAATCTCCCGCTATCCAATGGGAACCAAATCTCTCTAACAAAGTATAAAAAGTTGTTGAATTTCTTTTGTTATCAAGATTTATTCCTACCGACACATTCTTATCCATGTGATTTTCAGATACATGTATCAAAAAAGCACCAAAATACATCCTCACACATATGTTATGATCAAACATCCCTGTGGAGAATATTCGCGTCTTCTTCTCCTTCACCTTCTCAATTGGCCTCCTCTCATCCTTCATCGAATCTATCCACACCACAGGTGAGGCCACATTCTTCCTCGCCTTCGCTAGCCTATCGTTCACAATCTCATATATGAAGGGGTCCACCTCACAGTTTAACCCATCATATTTGATGTAACGAGTCTTTCCAACACTTTCATCTCGCAACAAAAAACCCAATGATGTCGACGGATCCATTCTACTGAAAAATGGCATCCGACCATCTCCTTCTACTACGCCGTTAATCCCTTCATCTATGGACAAAATCGGTCTTGTCCCCGAGTAGGTAGATTCAAAGTTATTATAGTATTGTACCATTTCTTCAATAACTTTTTGGCGCAATAGGCTTGGGTACTCATACACATCCGGTCCCATACCTGACTGTATCCCTTTATCTAATGCCTCATTAGAAAAATCAGGAGTCCCAGTCGTCAACTCGTATGGGAGCTCATTATCCACATAAAAACCTTCCGTTGTCACCAATCTCGACGTACGAGATATACTATTCGCAAATCGTCCACTAACACACACAGATCCAGCATACTTCCCCTCATAAGCGGAATTCTCCATCAAATCAAGAATTCTTATAGGGGTCTCACCCGACAACTGCTTCAACAACTTATCAATCGTTTCCTTACATATCAACTGTGGTACACTAATAGTAGCTCCCACAGATTTCGAGGCTGATCCAGCTATATGTATCCCAACAAAACGCATTGATCCCGATGTTTTGTCCTTCAAAAAATAAGGTAACCCACACATCCCAGCGTGTGATGACATCAAAACTCCAACTACATCTACTTCTGGGTTACCTTGCACCTTGATTGGCCCGGTGTTATTCGTCACTCCTTCTGCTAAGTTATAACCCCCGGGCTTACCATTAGGTTGCATTCTCACAAGAACCTTATGGTTTGGTATATACATGGTCTTAGGCATATACCTCGTCGTGTCTATAGACTGATTGGCAACACTTATTTCCAACAGTGCTACATCATGGATTGCCGAACAAGTAAATTTATCAACTGTTTTAATATTGTCCGCCTCTCCATGGATATACTTTACAATCATCGTTGTAGCGGGGTCCTTCGCTTTTGTCTCTAAGTACTTCGTTACAAAATGTTTGGGCACTAAAATCTTGTTTCCAATAACTCTCACGCCATACATTTCGTAATAAGAATCGCTCTTTGACGTCCGTATATCTACAGAACAAATCAAATTACTATTCTCAAACTTATTCAAAATTCCACACAATACAGCATCATTCATTTGTCCATATGCTGCACTTCTATCCCTACAATTCCTGCAAGTAAAGCCATGAGGATGTTCGGATGAACAATTAGGCATTTTACAAACAGAATTGTAATGACACTCCACGCACTCCATCAACGCCTTCGTCTCAACCAACGTCTCACATTCCATTATCTTCTCCCGGAAAACTTCATCAACTTCTTCTCGTGTCTTCGCATGCCTAACATATTCATTCTTTTTTGCATACGCTCTCACCTGCTTCTTAGTCTCATGACTCCGCATTCGTGCATCATCTCTTTCTTCACCCCAATGACTACTTCCATCAGCTTCAAATACATAGGAAACCTGTGTATTTATCAAAGAAAACAATGC